CCATTTTGGCCTGGGCCTCATGTGGAAGCTCGTGGGGGTTGACGCCACGGGTGCTCGACGGCCCGATTGGCCCGTATTGTACGCTTACCATCGTGACGGTGCGATGCGAGGCGCCAGCATTCCCAAGAGCGTCAGATGGCACAACGACCAGGGTCGGGATTTTCTCGCGATCATCGGTCCACACAAGTGCGTCTTGTTTGAAGAGGTGAATGGAACTTTGTATACACATTACCTCGAGAAGGACACTTACGTCAACATCACCCGCAATTACACGAGCGGCGTGTCTTTGTCCACCATCCGACGCAACACCACGAGCATGTATCGCAACGGCCGTGATCCTTTTGTCACTGGGGAATCCATTTCTGTTTGGTGTGACTTCGTCGCCGCTAGCACAATGCCCGTAGTGTTGCGTGCTGGAGTGTCCCACAGTGCTTCACGTAGCCTTGCGATTTTGGACGCCTTTGCCGGTAGGCTCCGATGGCGCTGGTATGGTTTCTGGGACCCTTATGCAGACCGCCGGTTGTGGTGTGATTGCGTCGAGACCCAGCCTTTGCGGCCATCCCATCGCATATTGTTGGGTCTTTGCGGCGTCACGCTCGTCGCTGTTGGCGGCTATTTCGGGGCGATCATTGGGTACCGATGGGCAGATAGGCAGGTCCAGACTAGCGCCAGGGTTGTGAACGGCGTCGCGTCCACTGTTTTTGACCGCGTCGTGACACACGGCGGGGCTGCGTATCAGTTTGGACGCGCCTCGGCGTTGGTTTCGTGGAAAACCATTCAACGCAATTTGTCTTCACAAACTGCGTTTGGTCAGTGGTTGGACGACCTGAGGGAAGAATTCCAGCAGTGGTGCCGAAAGCCGGACGTTCAGTCCGACATGGTGGCCAGTGGGGCTCTCTATGCTTCGCCTCTGGAGCCGAGGGTCAATTTGGCTTGGGCCGCCTCGATTCCGATTTTGTTGGCGGGATTGTTGGCTTGGCAAGTTCGGCCACGGGAGCCAATGAGGTGGTGGCCGGATTTTACGAGCCAGGCGATGGGCACTTTCAGTCAGTTCTGGCGCCGTTTGCCGATTGCGATGCATCGGACGGCTCAGGTCGTACGCCACGCACGGACTGACAACCACCCTGGCAACGTTGTATTCCAGACTTACCCAGCCATCGGAGGCAGTCAGTTTGCTTCGTTTGCTAAGGGGCCACAGAATTCGCTACATTCTTTTGTCGCCCGTGTTGCGCGCCCCACGCCCGACCCCAATCCCATGATGGTACGCAGCTACAACAATGCATGGCGCGATTTGACGAATCTGTTCGGTTTTAGATCCGTGGTTGCAACGGAATGGGATCAGTTCGTCAGTCGTTTTCCGCCCAACAAGCGCCGTGCGTACCAGGAGGCTCGCGAATTGCTGGACGTCTGGGGAGTCAGATTGTTCGAAGGCCGCAGGAATCGCATATTTGTACGGCGTGCCTTCCTGAAGCATGAGCTCAATTTGCACTTGCCTGACGAACCCGACGGGAGTGCCTCCAAGGACCCGCGCACCATCATGAC